GCATCCACGCCGACCTTTTCTACACGCCCGCGCATCGCCTCATCTACGAGACCATCGCCGAAGTCCGCGGTGAAGGCGGCACGCCCAACGTCATCGCCGTCACCCAACGCATCGACGCGCAGCACAAGCTCAACTTTGTAGGCGGCGCCGGTGCCCTCACCGAGATGCTTGGCGACTACGCCGGAGGCAGCGCCGCGGTCGAATATCACGCCCAAACCCTCCGCGACCTCCACGCCCGCCGCCGCATCATCGACGCCTCGGTCGCCATGCAAGCCGCCGCCCAAGACATGGCCGCAGACGCCGACAGCGTCTTGCAGCAAGCCGGCGAAAGCGTCCTTAGCCTCTCCCTCACCACCGCCACCGACAGCATGCGCGCCCCGAGCGCCATCGTGCCCGGTCTCCTCGAAGAGCTGGAGAGCCTCATGGCCGGCGGCAAGAAGCTCGGCCTGCAAACCGGCATCCGTGATCTGGACCAAGTCACCGGCGGACTCCGCGGAGGCCAGCTCACCATCATCGCCGGCCGCCCTGCCATGGGTAAGTCCGCGCTGATGCTCAACATGGCCGACAATATGTCCCGCCGCGGCGTCCCGGTCGTCTACTTCAGCCTCGAAATGCCCGCGAACGAACTCGCCGCCCGCGTAGTCCTCGGCCGCGCCGAGACCAACACCGAGATCATTCGCAACGGCTTCCTCACCGCCAGCATCAAGCACCGCATCTTCGACGCCGCCACGCAATTTTCCACAGAACCCCTCTATGTGGACGATCGTGGCGGCCTCACCCTCTTGGACATCCGCGGCCGCGCCCGCCTCGCCGTCCGCCGCTGGGGTGTCAAATGCATCTTCGTAGACTACCTGCAGCTCGTCAGCCACTCCGGCGCCCAGTCGCGCGAAAACGAAGTCGGCTTCGTCTCCCGCGGGTTGAAAGCCATGAGCATGGAGTTGGGCATTCCAGTAGTCGCCGCCGCTCAGGTCAACCGCCAGGCCGAAAACCGCAGCGACAACCGCCCGAAACTTAGCGACCTCCGCGAGTCCGGCAGCATCGAGCAGGACAGCGACATCGTTTGCTTGATCCATCGCCCCGCGTATTACGCCGTGCAAGACGAGGAACCGGAAGTCCAAGACGCTGAGCTGATCGTCGCGAAGCACCGCGCCGGCCGCACCGGCACGCTCAACCTCACATGGCGTCCCTCGCTCACCCGCTTTGAAGGCACTGCTCCGGTCGGTCGCACCAGCGACAGCGACGGCTCCGTCTACGCACCGGCAAAACAACTTTGGGAGGCCATCAATGAATAGCCGTGCAAAAGGCGCCCGCGGAGAACGCATGTGGCGCGACGAGCTGCGCGAAGCCTTCGGCGACTCTGGGATCAGGCGCGGGCAGCAGTTCAGCGGACTTGGGGATTCGCCGGACGTTGTCTGCCCGTGCCTGCCCGACTTCCACTTTGAGGTGAAGTTCTGCCAGGTCGTGAAGATCCGCGATTGGATGGCCCAAGCCATCCGCGACGCCAAGGCCAAGCTCTTCCCGGTCGTCGCCCACAAGCGCAACGGCGAGGAGTGGTTCATCACGCTGCGCGCTTCCGACTTCCTCACGATCCTTCGCCGCTCCGATTTTCTAGTCCCAACACAAAACCAACAACCAACCAACGCATAATATGCCAAACAAAACCCTAACCACACCCGTGGGCATCGCCCGCTATCCTCACCTCAACCGTCCCGACACCAAGTTCGACGACGTGGGAGTGTTCAAAGTCAACCTCGAGCTAACCGCCGAGGAAGCCGAACCGTTCATCAAGCAAGCTGAGGAGCTTTTCTCCGCGTTCGTTGCCGAGAAGAAAGCCGAACTGAAGAAGGACAAGCTCAAGCTCCACGCCGCGCCGTGGGAAGACAACGACGGTCTCGTCCAGCTCAAGCTCAAGGTCAAAGCCGTGGGCAAAGACAAAGCCGGCGAGACCTACAGCCGCGCGCCGAAGCTCTTCAACGCCTCCGGCGACATCATCACCGATAATGTCGGCGGCGGCAGCAAGATCCAAGTCGCGGTCGTGCCTTACTGCTGGTACACGGGCACGCTCGGCGCCGGCATCACGCTGCAGCCCAAGGCTGTCATGGTGCATGACCTCGTCACTTGGGGCGATGGCGGCAGCGCCACCGCCTACGGCTTCGACGTTTCGGAAGCCAAGCCCGCCGCACGCAAGACCGGCACCGACGACGAAGAGATCACCTGGTAACCCCATGCCAGCCAAAAACACCACAGTCAAAAGGGGGGCGGCAAAACGCCGCTCCCCTAGCAAAGCCGCCAAGCCCGCCGAGCCGGATCGCTTCACCGAGGACGGACGCAAAATCGTACGCCTCGAGAAGACCCGCGCCCACCAGAAGTATCCGCTGAAAGACGGCACCGATGTTCCGGGCGCCAGCACCATCGCCAAGATCGGCGAGGACAGCAGTGGCCTCATCCATTGGGCGTGGAAGCTCGGCATGGATGGCCAAGACTACCGCAAGGTGCGCGACAAGGCCGCCGACATCGGCACCGTGGCGCATTTTATGATCGAGTGCTTCCTGCACAACCATGAACCCGACCTCTCCGAGTTCTCCCCGGCAGACGTTGAAAAAGCCACCATCGCCTACAACAACTTCCGCCGCTGGTGGGACAGCGAAGGCTTCACCGTCATCGAGCCGGAGGTGCAGCTCGTCTCCGAAGAGTTCCTCTTCGGCGGCACCATCGACGCCCCCGCGCGCGACCGCGACGGCAAGATTGTGCTGCTCGACTGGAAGACATCCAAAGCCATCGTCCCAGCGCACAAGATCCAGTTGGCCGGCTATGAGCAGCTCTGGAACGAGAACCGCCCGGACATGAAGGTCCAGCGCCGCGGCATCGTCCGCATCGGCAAAGAGTCACCGGATGACTTTGAGGTGTCCTGGATCTTCTCCGCGGAACCCCTGTGGGAAAACTTCAAGGCCCGCCTCGCGCTCCACTACGCCAACCTGCGCCTCAAGAAAGCCGCCTAATGCACATCGCCAAGTTCACACTCGATGCCGCGTCATCCGCCGTCTGCGGATCACGCAACGAGGACTACGGCTCGCCCGCGGATGACTTCGCAACGCAGGCCGAGATGTTCTCCAGCTACCTGTCGCGCACCAACGGCGCGCAGGTCTTAGTCACGGCATCCGACATCGCCGCGCTGATGATCTTGGTAAAGATCGCCCGCCAAGCGCACGCCGCCAAGCATGACAACTGGATCGATGTCGCCGGATACGCCGCCTGCGGTGCCGAGTGCGATGCCAGACAAGCCGACCCCGCCTAATGCCACCGCGCAGAACCATCGCAATCGTCCGCAAGAAGCTCGGCCGCGAAAAAGCGGACGGCATGACCATGGGCGACGGCAAAGTCTACATCGATCCCCGCCAGAGCGGCGCGGACGAGCTAGACACGGTTCTGCACGAGCTGCTGCATCACGTTTGCCCCGACATGAGCGAAGAAGCAGTCGCCGAGAAGTCCGCCACGATGGCGAGGTCGATGTGGAAGGATAAATGGAGGCGCGTCCACGAGTGACCGCCGCCGGCTTCATCCTCATCGGCCTCGCCGCAGGCATGCTTATCGGCGCCCTCGCCGCCTATGGCTTTATGTTTATCTGGGCGATCCGCTGTGGACGCGAGGAGGATGCGGAATGACCAGCGCAATCCTCATCGCTCTGGTCGGCTTCGCTTACTTCGCCGTAGCCATCGACCAAGCATTCATCCAGCACAACTTTTGGAACGGCATCGTGTGGTTTGGTTATGCCATCGCGCAAATCGGCCTTTGGCACGTCACCGTGCAGCCCTGACTTTATGGAGAAGTACAAAATTATGACGCCCGAAATCGAAGAGATCGACAAGACGATCGTGCTGCTGAAAAGCCAGCGGCAGAAACTTGTCGCCAAAGAGGCGAAGAAAAAGGCCGACGCCCTCTGCGCTGAAATGCGCAAGCGCAAAGCAGCAAAATGACTTTCCTGACGGCTCAAGCGGGTTCTTGCCGGCGTTCATGTGGTGTGACGCCGCGGACATACCGGGATGCCCAGCTCCAGCGAGCAAGACGACTGGGGCGCCGTCACACTTTTGGCAGGGTGCTGAAAGCGGCAGACATGACATCTGTGCGGCCAGGTTCAGCCCGATGTGGTATCGCCCAGCCCTGCCTCACTTTGTGAAATGATCTCTTGGCCACCGCAAAACTTCCGCGTCGAAGTAGACGGCATCGGCACCTGCCGAGTGCTGTACGTTGTCACACAGGGTGGCATGGAGAACGACTACGTCACCGTCTGCCGCGAAGACAACGGCCGGTGGCTAACCGCGCGCATCGACCAGCTCGCTGCTGCGGAGAATCCGACTTTGGACATTTTGGGCGCCGTGCCGGTTTAAACAACGGCTCTGGGGAGAGCTGGCGTCTGCGCAGACGCACCGGCCGGCGCCCGATTACATTTTAGGAGAGGAGCGCCGCGGAGTCGGCGCAGAGGAGTGAGTGAACGAACATCAGACACGGTTTAAGCCGTCGCCGCACCCTGTCATGCAGGTCGATCTCGACTTGCTCGAGAAACTGGGACCGGACGAAGGCTGGAAATATCTCAAAACACGCGAAGAGCTGATCGCCCGCGAGGCATCAGACCCGTTCCGCTATGGCTACATCCCGCCGGTGTGGAAACGCGCGTCCGAATTGCTGGAAAAGCACCGCGAGATCTTGGTGCTTGGAGGCAACCGCTCAGGAAAAACGGAGTGGGCCGCGAAAGAAGCGCTCAAAATCATGTATTCCAAGCCGGGAGCCGTTGCGTGGCTGTTCCAGACCACCGCGCCAAACAGCATTGAGCTAATGCAACCCCGCGTCTGGAAATATATGCCGCCGGAATGGCGTAATGCGCGCAAGGGCCAGGTCACGAACATCACCTACAGCGTCAAAGGCGGATTCACCGAGGCAAAATTCGTCGCACCAAACCAATCGATCTGCATTTTCCGAAATTACGCGCAAGATCCGTCCACGCTTGAGGGCGGCGAGATTGATTTCGCTTGGGCGGACGAGCTAGTCCCGCTTGATGTCCTTGAAACCCTGCGTTTCCGCCTCGTAGACCGCAACGGCAAGCTCGCCGTCACATTCACGCCTGTCGAAGGCTGGTCGCCGACCGTTGCTGACTACCTGAGCGGCGCCAAGACCATCACCGATACGGACGCCGAGCTGCTCCCGCTCAAAAACGACAAGGGCGAGATCTCCGGCTACGACAAAGTGCCCATCGAGCAGATCAATCCCAAGGGCCGCCCGATTCTCTACTTCCACACCCAAAGCAATCCCTGGGCCGGCTGGTCGCGGATGAAAAAGGAGCTGCAGAGCGAGACGAAAGAAAAAATCCTCTGCCGCGCTTACGGCGTCCCGACCAAAGCCATCAGCGGCCGGTTCCCCTTGTTCAATCCCAAGGTCCACGTCATCCGAGCCTCAGATGTCCCGCAAGGCACCCGCTACCACTGGGTCGATCCGGCGAGCGGCAAAAACTGGGCGATGATCTGGACCGTGCATGACACATCCGGCCGCATTGTTGTCTACCGCGAGTGGCCTGACCAAACGTCCTACATCGAGGGCGTGGGTTATGCCGGCGAGTGGGCGCTGCCGGACGGCAAGAAGCTCGACGGCAAGCCCGGACCCGCGCAGCAGGACTTCGGCTTCGGCCTCGAGCGCTACAAGGACGAGATTTTGCGCGTTGAAGGCGGCGAGGAAATCTTTGAGCGCTGGATGGATTCGCGCTACGGCAACGCCCGCACGCTCGGCAAGGAATCCCCAACGACCCTCATCGACGAGATGGCCGACCTCGGCATGCTCTTCACGGCAACTCCGGGCGATTCCATTGATGAAGGCGTGAGCATGATCAACGACGCCCTGTCATACAACCCCGAGAAGCCCGTCGATTCGCGCAACCAGCCGAAGCTGTATATCAGCGAGAACTGCAAAAATGTCATCTACGCTCTACAAACTTACACTGCGGCTGACGGTAAAAAGGGGGCGACAAAAGATTTTGTAGATTTGCTCCGCTACGTTTGCCTTTCCGACGCCATCAACGTCGAGGGCGACATCCTGCGATCTACCGGAGGAGGAAGCTACTGATGACCATGTCGCCGCCATCCCCGCCCAGCCGCCTACGCCCCGGTCGCCGCGGCAGCGACATCCCGCGCTGCGGCATCTGTGCCAAGCCGGTTCGTATCCAAGACATCCACGGCCACGACGCCCACTACGGCCCCATCTGCTGGGAATGCGGCCCGCATCTGCAAAATGCCATCCACGCGCTGGAGATCATCGTAATGCGCCGCGGCTAAGGCATCACGAATGACGCCTTAACCCATACGAACGACTGCATTCGCCATTCGCAAACCCCGAACACAAACACAAACAGCTTAAAAATTATGCTATTCACGCAAAAAACCAAAACCATCCCCATCGACCGCTACCAAGTCACCGACAACTACGACCCCAAAGGCGCCCTGTCCTTCACCCGCGAGCAAGCCCCGCCGGCCTTCCTCGCCGTGATGACCGAGCTGCAGGACCGCATCGCCGACACCTCCCTGCTTGTCAGCACCATGGCGACCGCCAAAGAACCCGGCTGGCTCGCCCACGCCAGCGGACAACTCAACGCCCTCCTCGAGCTGTGGGACACCTTAGAGCAGCGCCGCGCCGAAGCCTCCCGCTTGGAGTAGGTTTCGCGCCGTAGTTCAAGCCACGTTTGAACTATCGGCCATAAATGAAGCAAGGGTTCACCTGTCGCCGCCAAAGTAAGCATCCCGCGACATTAACCCGCGTAGTGTAAAGCCATGCTCCCGCTCTATACCCTTGCGGGACGACAAATTGGCGCCGCCTCTGTAGTCGATTTTGGCGTATCCCCGATCGGAAACCCTGTTATAGAAACAACCCCTTCTTTGTAACGCGCCGCGACAGGAAATCACGGTCGCCGTGCGCCGACCTGTCGTTATCCGACAGATTGTTGCAAAACGTATAACTCCGCGCGCAAGTGCATACGCTTTGTCACAAAAGCACTGCACAAAAGGTGACAGAAAGTGCAATCACTTGTGCAGAACTATAGCCGATCCTATCCACGCCAGTATCGCACAACGAGACTTTCCCGCTTTCTCTCTCAACCCTCATCTCTCAACCCTCAACTTTTTTGCTGGACATTTGTCCAGCAGCCGCTATACTGTATAGTATCAAAGTGGAGTCGTGCCCTCATGGCACATCGGTTTGATCGGACTGGCGGACGCACCGCCTGGCACTTCTTGAGGGTTTACTCATGGACGAAGGGAAAGCAGCTCCGGCTGCAGGTAAGGACGATATACTCTCGCTGGCTCTTGAAGAGCTGACCGGGCAACCGGCGAAAAGCGAGGAAGCGAAACTGGATGATGAATCCGGTGATCTTTCACAAGACGAGACAACCGAGGAATCCGCGGAGCAATCCGAGGAGACCTCCGAAGATAACGAGGAAACAACGAGCGAAAGCTCCGAGGACGAAGACGAGGCCGGCGAAGACGAAGCGCCCACGCAGGACAAGGTCCAGAAGCGCATCGACAAGCTGACGGCTCAAAAGAAAGCCGCCGCCGAAGAAGCCGCCACCGTCAAAGGCCAATACGAGGAAGCCCAAAAGCGCCTCGCCGAGCTGGAAGCCCAAGTCAACGAAGCCGCACGCCCCGTGCTGCAGCCGACCGCGGAGAACCCGCTGGCCGATGTGGACACCTCCGAAGCGCTGGACGCCAAAATCAAGTCCGCGCAGGAAGTCCGCCGCTGGGCCTTAAAAAACAGCGACGGCGCCACGGTCAAACGACCGGACGGCAGCGAGGTCTACGTTGATAGCGACCAAGTCAAAGACTACCTCCTCAAAGCCGACGATGTTCTAACCATCCACGCCCCGGCACGCAAGCAATGGCTCGCCCAGCGTCAACCGGCCGTCGAGGCAGCGAAGAACCTCTTCCCCGATATCTTCAAAAAAGGCACGCCGATGCACACGGCGTTCCAAGCCACAGTGAAGCAGGCGCCGGAGCTTCTGAAGCTCCCGCAAGCCGAATACTGGGTCGGTCTGGCCCTCTACGGAGAGCAGACCCTTATGGCCAAACAAGCCGCCGACCAGGCCAAGAGCAAGGCCGCCGGCAAAGTCTCGTCCGCGAAAGCAACAGCGAAAACGCCCACACCTGTAAAGCCGATCAGCGCGC